AAGAATAGTTGGAATGGAATATTCACATCAGACAGCGAATATTTAAATATAATAAATTTAGCTCGTGCAAAACAAATAGATCCATTGGAACAGTTTGATAAAAACGAACACTTGACTCAAGTAGAAAGAAATAAAGTAGACGCCATTAATAAAGAAATTAACCATTATAAAAACTCATATGAGTTAATAGATTTCACTGATATGCTAGAAAAGTTTTTAGAGAAAGGCAGTGTTAAAGATAAATTTGATGTTGTGTTTATAGATGAAGCCCAGGATTTATCATTAATTCAATGGGCCATTATTGATAAAATAGAAAAAGAAAATAAGGCAGATATATGGATTGCAGGGGATGATGATCAAGCTATTTTTGGCTGGGCAGGAGCTGATGTAGATTCTTTTATTAATTGGAAAGCAGAAGAAATTCCTCTTGAACAATCTGAAAGAGTTCCAAGTCAAATACAACAAGTAGCATTATCTATTATTGAAAGAGTTGAAGAAAATAGATTAAATAAAAACTATCATCCAAAAAAAGAAAAAGGAGAAATATTTGAAAGATTTAAACTTATAGATATAGATATGACTAAAGGAGATTGGTTAATATTAACTCGTACCAATCATTTACTCAAACCTATTCCTGCACTTTTAAAACGACATGGTTTATTTTTTGAAACTGCGGAAGGAAATAGTATCAATAAATCTTTTTACGAAGATATTAAAACGTGGAAGGAATTTATACAGGGATTAAATCCTCCAGATATAAAAAGACAAAGACTTGAAGAACTAACAGGAGAAAAAAATTTAAACATTAATCTTAATTGGCAACAAGCATTTAAAAATATACCTCTTACAAAAAGAGAGTATATGCGAGCAATGTTGGACAATGACGAAAACATGTCAGAAAAACCTAGAATAAAAGTTTCAACAATTCACGGGGCTAAAGGTGGAGAAGCAACTAATGTTGTATTATTTTTAAATCAAACAATTAACACATTAAAAGGAGCAAAAAAGTCTAAATCTAAACAAGATGAAGAATATCGTGTTTGGTATGTAGGCATAACAAGATCCATGAAAAATTTATATTTAATAAAAAGTAATAATAAAAAGAAGGAGTTTAAAATATGAAAGCAAAACCAATAATCTACGAAGGAATACAGTTCAGAAGTAAACTAGAAGCGAGATGGTATATCTTTATGAAAAAACTAGGCTGGAATATCATTTACGAACCTGAAATAGACGGATTATATGGCTGGCTTCCTGATTTTTTAATCATTGGTGAATGTCATAAAACTCTTGTAGATGTTAAACCCATAGATAGAGCAAAAGAATGGAAAAACCATCCCGATGCGTTTAAAATATTAAACGCAGCTAAAAAACTACCTGACTATGAACTTTTAATTCTTGGAACTAATCTTCAATTAGATAAAAATGAAAGTATGGGAATATTTTATATAAGAGACACCAAATTAGTACAAAAAGAAAATAAAGAAAAAATAATATGTCCAAGTATGATCGAACATTCAGAATCATATTATAATTGGAAGACTGAAAAATTAGAAGATAAAGAGGGTAATGAATTAATACAACTTCCAAACAATAATCTTTACGAAGATGGTAATTGTATTTTTTCTTGTGTTGGGGATCAAATAGGTTTCATGACATACATGATGGGTTGGTGTTGTAGAATAACAGGAGAACATGGTAAGACTTATATATTTAGAGACAATAACGAAAATAAGTTTAAAAAAATAGACACATACTGGAATGAAGCTTGGACAGAACTTCGTTGGAAAGGAAAAGAAGTATAATGCCACACACACTTACCAGTGAACTTGTTTTATTATCAATGATGACATTTTATTTTGCCATTAAACTATATTTATATTTTATATTATGAAAAATCCATACGATAAACAAATTGGCGGATCACATTATCAGAAATTTAAAATTCAGCCAAGTAAATTTATAATTGAAAACGGGTTGCTTTATCCAGAAGGATGCGTTATAAAATATTTATTGAGACAACGATTGAAAGGAAAAAAACAAGATTTAGAAAAAGCAATTCACTATATAGAAATGATTATTGAAAGAGATTATGGCGACGAAACATTAAAAAGTCAAACCTTTAAATCTAATACCAAGAAAAAATGATTTTTAAAGCACAAACAGAATGGGCAAAACCCGAAGAATTTCCTGACTTAAGACAAGCAGATACAATTGCAATAGATTTAGAAACACAGGATCCAGATTTAAAATCAAAGGGGTCTGGTTCTATAGTTGGAAGAGGTAAAGTTGTAGGAATTGCTGTTGCCGTTGATGGCTACTCAGGATACTTTCCCTTCGATCATGAGGGTGGTGGTAACCTTGAAAAAAGTAAAGTAATTCAATGGTTTACAGACATTTGTAAATCTCCTTCAGATAAAATTTTTCACAATGCAATGTATGATGTGTGCTGGATTCGTGCCATGGGAATAAAATTAAATGGAAATATTTATGACACCATGATTGCAGCGTCCCTCGTAAATGAAAATAGATTTAAATTTGATCTTGGATCTTTAGGTTGGGATTATTGTGGTCAAGGAAAAAATGAAACAGAATTAATTAATGCAGCAAAAGAATGGGGAGTAGATCCTAAAGCGGATATGTGGAAGTTACCTGCAATGTATGTTGGCAACTATGCTGAACGTGATGCACAACTAACATTAAATTTATGGAGGGCCATGCAGAAAGAATTAAGCGACCAGGATCTAGGGGCTATTTTTGAATTAGAGACAGACTTATTTCCTTGCCTCGTCGATATGCGTTTTTTAGGAGTAAAAATAAACGTTGAAGGAGCTCATAAATTAAAAGAAAAATTAGCTGGAGAAGAGAAAGAATTGTTACAAAAAATAAAAAAAGAAACACAAGTAGATGTTCAAATATGGGCGGCACGTTCAATTGAGAAAGTTTTTCAAAAACTTTCCCTATCATATGAGCGCACCGAAAAAACAAATTCTCCATCATTTACAAAAAATTTCCTTTCTTCTCATAAACATCCTCTAGTTAAATGTATAGCAAAAGCCAGAGAAATAAACAAGGCTCATACTACATTTATAGATACAATTATTAGATATGAACATAAAGGTAGAATCCATGCAGATATAAATCAAATTAGATCGGATAATGGAGGAACTGTAACTGGAAGGTTTTCTTATTCTAATCCGAACCTACAACAAATTCCCGCTCGCAACAAGGATTTAGGTCCACTGATTCGATCCCTGTTTTTACCAGAATCAGGTTGCAAGTGGGGATGCTTTGACTACTCACAACAAGAACCACGACTTGTAGTTCACTATGCATCCCTTGATCAAGATACAAGTGCCTTTAGTGTTAAGGACTCTTATTTAAATTCTAATGCAGACTTTCATACAATCGTAGCAAAAATGGCCGATATTCCAAGAGAACAAGCTAAGGTAATTAATCTTGGTTTATTTTATGGAATGGGTAAAGCAAAACTTCAAGCAGAACTTGGAGTCTCAAAAGAAAAAGCTGAAGAACTTTTTTTAATTTATCACAGCAGAGTTCCATTTGTTAAAAATTTAATGAAGTCGGTGTCAAACCGTGCTCAACAAAGAGGACAAATTCGTACATTACTTGGTAGACTTTGTAGATTCCATCTGTGGGAACCAAATCAATTTGGTATGCATAGAGCATTACCTTTTGAACAGGCTGTACAAGAGCATGGGGCAAGTATCAGAAGGGCTTACACCTACAAAGCACTTAACAAACTTATTCAAGGCTCGGCTGCAGATATGACTAAAAAATCAATGTTAGATCTATATAAAGAAGGTGTTGTTGCTCATATACAGATACATGATGAACTCGATTTATCAATTGAATCAGATGAAAAGGTTAAAAAAATTGTTGAGATAATGGAAAATGCTGTTAAGCTAGAAGTTCCCAATAAAGTAGATTATGAATCTGGAGAGAATTGGGGAGATATATACGATTAACCAGGAGGAAAATATGGAAACAATAAAGCAAAACGCTAAAAGAATATGGACGTTAGCTATTACTAATAAAAAAATTACTATTGGTATAGTTATTGCTGTATTTATATTATACGAACTA